AGCTGCTGCCCATCTGCTGAATATCGTTGGCGTCAATTTCGCGACCGTCGCAGGTGTCACCCTCCATGCCGATGCGAAACCACTTTGAAACTTTCTTTGCCATGTAAACGGCTCTCCGATTGTTAAGTTCGGGGCCAGTGTGCGGATAACAGCGAGCAGGCTCAACGCGTTGCAGTTGGAAGATCGTAGACACAACAGGGACTTAAGGCGGGCTGCAACGGGCTTACGTAGCCTTGGCAGCATGAATACAACACCGACAACAACCATCATCAGCGATCCACGCCGCCAAGCGGCCTTGCTTTACTGGCAGGGCTTCTCCGTGCGCCAGATTGCCGAAACGCTACACGCCAAGGCACCGACCGTGCAGAGCTGGAAGCTACGCGACAAGTGGGACGCCATCGCGCCTATTTCCCGCGTTGAGCAAAGCATGGAAGCACGGTTGATACAGCTCATCATGAAGACCCACAAGGAGGGGATCGACTTTAAAGAGATTGACCTGTTAGGCCGCCAGATTGAACGGCTGGCACGGGTGAACCGTTACACCCAAAGCGGCAATGAGGCGGATTTAAACCCTAACGTTGCCAACCGTAACAAGGGGGAGCGCAAACCCGTAGAACGTAACCTGTTCAGTGAATCGGCCATTGAGAAACTCAGCAGCATCTTTATGGAGACCACCTTCGATTACCAGATGGGCTGGTATCGCGCCGGGCTGCAACACCGTATCCGTAACATCCTCAAATCCCGCCAAATCGGGGCAACGTTCTTCTTTGCCCGTGAGGCGCTGTTGGATGCGCTGACCACCGGGCGCAATCAAATCTTTCTCTCTGCCAGTAAGGCCCAGGCGCATGTCTTCCGCAATTACATCATTGATTTTGCACGCCTGGTCGAGGTTGACCTGAAAGGCGATCCGATGGTGTTGCCCAACGGCGCACGGCTGATGTTCCTCGGCACCAACGTGCGCACTGCGCAGAGTTACACCGGTAACTTGTACCTGGATGAATACTTTTGGATCCCCAAGTTCCAGGAGCTGCGCAAGGTCGCCAGCGGCATGTCGCTGCACAAGAAATGGCGCACCACTTACTTTTCTACGCCGTCCAGCCTAGCGCACTCCGCTTATCCGTTCTGGTCGGGGGAACTGTTCAACAAAGGACGCCGTAGCAAGAACGATCACATCCAGCTCGACCTTAGCCACAGCCACCTATCGAAAGGTGTGCTCTGTGAGGATGGGCAGTGGCGGCAGATAGTCACGGTCGAAGATGCGCTGACCGGCGGGTGTAACCTGTTCGACCTCAATCAGCTCACCTTCGAATACAGCCCGTCTGAATATCAGAACCTGTTGATGTGCGAATTCGTGGACGATAGCGCTTCGGTGTTCCCATTCGTCGAGTTGCAAAGCTGCATGGTGGATACGCTGGAAGAGTGGGAAGACGTCAATCCGTATGCGGTGCGGCCCTTTGGTTATCGCCCGGTGTGGATTGGTTACGACCCGTCAGAAGCCAATGGCGGCGACAGTGCCGGGTGTGCCGTGATCGCGCCGCCGATGGTGGCCGGGGGCAAGTTTCGCGTATTGGAGCGCCACCAGTGGCAGGGCATGAACTTTGCCGACCAGGCGCAGAAAATCAAAGACCTCACCGACAAATACTGCGTGGAATATATCGGTATCGATGCGACCACCGTCGGGCAAGGGGTGTTTCAGTTGGTGCGGGAATTCTTCCCCGCCGCCCGTGAAATCAAATACACCCCAGAAATCAAGACCGCCATGGTGCTGAAGGCTAAAGACACCATCGGACGCGGGTGCCTGGAATACGATACCAGCCACACGGATATCACCGCCTCGTTTATGGCTATCCGCAAAACCATGACCGCCAGCGGTGCGCGTTCGACCTACACCGCCAGCCGCAGTGAAGAAGCCAGCCATGCCGATCTGGCCTGGGCAATCATGCATGCCCTATTAAACGAACCGCTGACCGCCGGTAGCGGCCACAGCAGCCCGAACATTTTGGAGTTTTACTGATGAGCAAGCGCAAAGGCCGTAAGGCTTTCACCACCACCACGCAACCCACCGGCCCGCAGAACGTGGAGGCGTTTACCTTTGGGGAGCCATCACCTGTTATGGATAAGCGGGAAATCCTGGATCACCTGGAGTGTTGCGGTAACGGCAAATGGTACGAGCCGCCGATCAGCTTTGACGGACTGGCGCGCAGTATGCGGGCTGCCGTGCATCACAGTTCGCCGATGTTTGTGAAACGCAATATTCTGGCCTCTACCTTTATCCCGCACCCGCTGTTAAGCCAGCAGGAGTTTAGCCGCTATGCGCTGGATTACCTGGTGTTTGGTAATGCGTTCCTGGAACTGCGCAAGAACCAACTCGGTGAACCGCTGCGCCTGCAGTGTTCACCGGCCAAATACACCCGCCGGGGCGTGGAGCCGGATACCTACTGGTTTGTGCAGGATTGGAAGGAGGCTCACCAGTTTGAACCGGGCAGCGTGTTTCATCTGATTGAACCGGATGTGAATCAGGAACTGTATGGTCTGCCGGAATACCTGAGCGCGCTTAACTCTGCATGGCTCAATGAAGCGGCCACCCTATTCCGCCGCAAGTATTACCAGAATGGCGCGCACGCCGGTTATATTTTGTATATGACCGATGCAGCACAAAGCACCAGTGATGTAGACCGGATGCGCCAGGCAATGCGTGATACCAAAGGATTAGGTAACTTCCGTAACCTGTTTATGTACGCGCCGAACGGTAAGCCCGATGGCATCAAGATTTTGCCGTTGAGTGAAGTCGCCACCAAGGATGATTTTTTCAATATCAAGAACTCCAGCCGGGATGACCTGTTGAGTGCACACCGTGTGCCGCCGCAGATGATGGGGATCATCCCGAACAATACCGGTGGGTTTGGGGATGTGGAGAAGGCTGCTCAGGTGTTTGTGAGGAATGAGTTGTTGCCGTTGCAAGAGAGGATGAAAGAAATCAATTCCTGGTTAGGTGAACAGACAATAACATTTTCAAATTATGTTATGAAGTAACATAAGGTGCCACCATTTGGCATATCCATTAGGTGGCATAAAACTTACCATTTAAACTTTTCTGTATAACGAGTAAAAACCCAACCTCTGACTATTTCACCACTTTCGTATCGGTGGCTTACTTCTATCCAGTTTTTATTTTTAGATTGAACAGTAACTACTTGCCCCAAGGTTAACTCATCTATAACGGCTGACTTTTGTGACGGAGTTGCCCTAAGGTAAACAATCTCTCTCGTAATGAATCTTACTTGAGACTTATCCACATCAGTTAGTGGCAATACCCTTATATCATGGACTTTTTCTTTATCGCTCTTATTTGTGCTAGCCAGATAACTCTGAACACTAGGTGTTATTAAATTTGCCACGACAGCATTAAATATATCATGAATGCTTGGAATTAACAGATAAAGAAAAAAAACAGCAAACCATTGTCTTATATTTTTCGGCAAGCTATCCATGAACATTTTGAAAGCTGGAGCACTATCAATATTTTCAATATCATCAAACCTATTTGTATAAGGCGATAAGTCATCATCTTGTAACGTAGTAACAACTCCCAGCTCATCATCTGATAAAACTTCTGATAAAAAGTCAATTGTAATGTTTTTATCGTCAAATCCCAAACTAGTTTTGTATAATGATTGAGCTGCGGCAAATATATCATGCTGATTCGATGTCTGATTGACCAAGTCAAGAATAGAGCTATTTTTTGAAAGGAAAATACCAATTTTAGTATTATACTGATTAACATTACTCACAAAATCGGATATTTTTCGTAAAGTATGATTTTCTACAAAGTTATCACTTATCAAACGGCTTTGATTTTCTAATTTTGAAACCATTGAATAAATAGAGCTATTCATCATTTGCTTTAGCAATGGATTAGCTAAATGGTCTATCTTACCGGCTAACTCAGCCGCCATCTTCATGGTTCGATCATTATTGATAAATGCGTCCACTTTTATAAATGCCGATGCTGTTCCTGCAAGAGCTGCGAGCATTTTTTCATTTTTGAATACATCTCCATATAAATTCTTATAAACTTGTTCAACTGCAGTGAGATCTGTTAAGCTAGCATTTATTTTAATGGCATTTAAATCGTTATCACTCATGTTTTCTCCTTAAGGTAAGCTTATACCCATCACTATTAAATCACACCATTCCTTTTCTTCTCTTTAATAATTCTGGACGCATCCAAGTTCAACCTCTTAATTAAAGATTCATTGTATTTCTTTAATAACTCTTCATGATATTTAGGTTCAATGTTTTTAACATGCGATAGCATACCTTGTAGATATGGAATATCATTTACTTTAATTCTATTATTACTATAGAGATGAAGGAGTGCTCTAACTCTTTTTCTTAAATAACGGCCTACACCAACTTGTCCATCGTTGGTAATGATAACACCAGTAATTCTCCTTGAACGCCCTTTACCTATAAATTTAGTTTTGTTATGGTTGATAATTAATCTAGGTGACTCCTGGGATGAAATAATGTTTTTAACTTTATCGAAAACAATATTCAGCGTATCAATTGAATTTGATGAAAATGTTAAATCGTCAGCATAACGCGTATATGGAATATTTAATGCCTGACAAATGCTATCTATTTTACAATCTATATCATACATTACAATATTTGAGATAATTGGTGATGAAGGCGCTCCAATACATAACCTTAAACCATTGTCACCTCTTTTCCTCCAAAAAAGATAGTGTTTTAATATAGTATATTCAAAGTCATTTAGCTTTATACTGTTCTTTTCAAGACATAACAAAAGATCATTGGGCCTGATAGAAGGGAAAAAATCCCTAAAATCCATTTTTAAAATGTAAGTATTATTTTTATGTTCTTTTGCGTTATCGTAAATAGATAAATCTTTAATATATGCTTTAGCGCATGAATGTATGGGTAATTGATTAAGCAATGTTGAAGCTATCGCACGCTGTACATTCTTCACATCTGGGGAGGGTTGTGCAACCTCTCTAAGTTTGTCACTTCCTTTCTTCTTAATGTAGAAAACTTTATATTTTCTTGGTGCCTGTAAATATCCAGAAATCAAAGATGCAACAGAGCTATCTAGTGAGCCTGCTAAATCATTTAAGTAACCCATAAAAAGCCCCCCTAATTATTTATGACAGACGCCCTAGATGCATCATGTGTTCTATAAAAAAGAATCATTTTGGCCTTTATTTCATTTGCATCACTAAATTCCAATATACTATCTCTTTCATCAAAATATCTATATTTTATGAAACCCTCATTTAAGGAAGTGGCAACATAATAAACATCACCTGCATTTTCTTTTGATGTTATATCTAACTTTTCAAGTGTATAAAGATATTCTTTTATTTTCCCTATTGGGAGGTCAATGTTAAAGCCACTGTGGAGATATTTTTTTATTTCGTTTAGTTTAAGTGCAGAGAAAATAAATATAAGTTCAGCAATTGCCAAACAAACATGTCCCTTTATATCCTTATTGAAAACTGCACTAGATCTAGTTTTATTATTTACTTCTTGTTTTAACCTGTCTAAAATAATATCAGCTTTATCATGAATCTCTTCATTTGTTCCATTGAGCGAAAGAGTTACATTGTTTCGACCAACTCCTCGAACAATATACTCTACATTCCAACCATAACGAAGAATAGTTCTGCTATTATCTTCAAGATATTTAATAACACCAAGGTTTATAAAGGATTTTAAAATGAGCGTGTTAGTATTGACAATAGTGATCAATTTATTGGAAATAGACTCGATAACACTAAAGCACCTAATTCAGCATAGGCTCCCAACCCTTCCACAACGAGAATCACTGCACTGGCCAAATCGGCTAAAACTATTTCAAAATCAATCAAATTATCAATATGGGAGTGTTCAAGCCAATCCTGAAACTCTTCTGCCTCCTTTATTCTTTCACTTAAGGCGAGATCTGTTTCAGAAAGACGTCGTAACAAGGCATCACGCATAGAGCCCGGTCTAGGATTATCAACATCATGTCTAATCCCACCGCAGATGAAGACAAAATTGGGTAAATTTTTCAGTCGCAACTTCGTAGGGTCAACACATAATAAGAAGTTATCTCTGATGTCGTCCATAACTGAGTGTTAGCCGCTACTACAAGTGGAAAGTTTAACCCCGGCGAACCGGGGTTGCTTGCTCTTTACCAAGAAAGGCACGGGCTGAGTTAAAATCGTGAGATTTTCACTCAGACCGTGGCCCAAATAGCCACAATCCAAAAGTTCCGGTGATACACCGGATGAAGCTGTATACGCTTCAAACGCGTAAAGAGTGATCTGATATTAAGTTTTTCTAACAAATGAATCAAGTAGATAGATAGTCATTTTGCGCGCAATGCTATCCCCGCCTCGCCTGCCCGCTTCATGTGTCGCTTTTCATGCAGTTGCGTGATCCGGCGTGATCCGCGCCAGGGCTGGCGCTGCGGGGATAAAAATTACACCGGATCATCATGCAAATTCATGCACTCAGTGCATGCATAGCCAATCTAGGGAGCCATGAGGTAAGTATTCTGCTGATAACGCCCCTCCTCAATTACTCTGAAGCGGTGCCCCGACCAGTGCAAAATGTAGTAGTTCGCCTCTGCCGGTGTCATATGGATACCGAGCTGTGTGGCCGCATGGATGAAATCCACCGTTTTAATCCGGCGACCTTTGACGGTAAATTTCAGCGCTTCATGTAGTGCAGAAGCCAGGTTCATCTCTCTTTTCATGCTGCTACCTGCTATGGATTACTAAACTGTCGCGAGCTGCTTGATCACTGCCGCTTTCTCCGGGCTGATGCTGCTTTTCATCTCACCCGCCAATTCTGAAATCCATATCAGTGCTATCTCTTTATCTCTTGCCTGGCTCTCATAACAAACCCCAAGGCGGGCGATGAGCTCAATACGTTCCAAAATGACCACGTCTTCCACTGCTGGTAAATGCACCCTACTTTCCTCCGATGCTTACAATTAACTGTATGCATATACAGTATTAACTATTGATTCTCATTGCGCAACTGATTATTCGAAGCTCGCCCAATCCTTAACCGGCTTATACTGCATTGATATATCACCAAATTTGACTTTAGTACCACGGGCTAGCACTTCCAGTTCCCAACGTTCGGCCTGGATACCCTGTTGCACCAATTCTGAGTGAATCCGAGGGATCCGAGCGCGCTCATCAGGGGTTAATCGTGCCGATGGGGCTACCGTTCGCCCTCGATACACGTTGTTGCTGCGCTGTGCTCTGTTTACCTGTGGTGTATTAGCCCTAATTCGCGCCATAACAGACCGTGTAACGGTCGTATCATTCCAGTCAATTGGAGTTTCCGGTGGGTGCTCCAACACCGTCACGACCTCTACAGGCTCCTTATCCTGCTGATCTGTTGCCTCATTGCTGCCGACCAACCCACAGTTATTGACAGGACTCCGAGGCGCGCCAGAGGCGCTTTTTAAGGTCAAGCCCTCAAGGTCAACGGCTTTGGCGACAATGCGCCATTGGGTGATGCGGGTCTCATGAATGCGTGAACTACCCAGGTGCGGGGCGAAAATGCCGATCACCCTCTGCACTTCTTCATCGTAAGCATTGAGCTCGTCAGCGACACGGCGAGCAACACGCACGGTTTGTTCCTTACGGGCAACGTTGGCCCCCCCCTGCGCCAGGATGTAAGCGGCAAAATCTCCGGCATCCGCAGCAGCGCGAACAGCCTCAACGCTGGCGTCAAAGTCATCTGCCAGGCTGATAGAGCGGATGCGACGGCATTCGCGGTAAGCGCCCATGGAAGGCAAGCCGATGGAGTGGAATTGAGGAATACGCCAGGTTGACGCCCAGGCGGTAACGGCGGCGGCGGTCTCGGTCAGCAGCTCACCAGTTTCATGATCGCGCTCACCGTCCAGGGCATAGCCATCGATATTTTTTGCGATGTATTTCGCAATATAGCCCGCAGCTCCGCCCTTATTCAGGTGCTTGCAGTCAAAACGGTTCTTCGCTGCGCCGCGTTCGTCGCCATCTTCGGCCATGGCATAACGGCGCATAATATCGATCACCTGTTGGCGCTGCTCTTTGGTGGTGAACAGCATCATGTGCCAGTGCGGGGTTGCATCGTGATGGGGCTCAACGACTCGCACGCCATAAACCTGCAGATCATTATCTTTAAAAGCGGTACGGATCTTACTCCACAGCTTGACCAGATAACGCTGGCCGTCTTTGGGTGTGTAAGCTTCGGTATCCCAATTGTGGTTAAACTGCACCTTGGGATTGGTTTTGCCGAGGGTGCGCGTCGGATGGTATTTGGACGGCGTGGTGATGGTGATAAACAAGCCTTTATGCCCGTACTCGGCAGCGGCTTTCTCGACACCGGCGATCATCGCCATTAACTCCATCCGACGGATCTCCGGGTTGGAGATACTCGCCATCACCTTGTCGATAAGGTTGATACGTTCGCCAGTGTCGGCGTTCTCCAGCTCCCGGCTGTTGAGGTAATCCAGATTGGACTGGCGGCGGGCTTTCACTTCGCGGATCGCCTGCTTACTGGCATAGGCGGAAACTCCCCGGTTCACATTACCCACCGCAATCAGCAAGGCTTCACGCCAACGAGTGCGCTGCGCTTTCAGTTGGCGTTCCCACCACTCGGCATTTACCAACCGTGACAGACTGGCAACCGCTGACTGAGTATCCAGTTTGCCTTTACGATATTTACGCCAGTGCATCGGGGTCACATTGAAAGCGCGGGCCATCCCCGCAACCTGGGAATAAAACGTTGCCTGGATACCATCATCTAGCAGGCCTGTATTATCGCCCCCGTTCTCAGCCAGAAACGCTTCGCAATAGCGCTCATAGTTCTGCATCAACTGCCCGGCGATCCGGTCAGCAAAACGCTTCAACGCCTTATCATCCATCCCCGGCAAGCTGGCGTAGTTATCCAGTTCCGACATAAAACAGGGTGATGCATGGAGATCCATCGCGTT